ATCAGATCTATTTAAAAAATTAGCAATATTAGTTTTTAATTCGTCGTATGTCATACTTTACCTTTCCATGTTCTAAACGGTTTGTTGTCTGAATGGTTTAACCAGTCTTTCCATTTTGCAGAATCTTGCGCCCAACCTTCTCTTAATGCTTTCTGATATATAACCATTGGAACTTCTGCTATATGCCTAAGATCTTTGCCTGGCTTATGCTCAGATAATTGTTTTACATATTCTAATGTAGGTCTTACATTTTGTTGTGTATGATATATAACCTTATCATCTTCTGTTGCAAACAAAGATTTAAAGTTTCTTTTTTGATCTATTATTGTGGTTTTTGCCATGCTTAATTTTAGCACAAAAAAAAGGGATGCCGAAACATCCCTCAAAGTTATTGACTAACTATATTAAGTAGTTAAGTCAGCAACGATACCGTGTGCAGCTTCGTTACCTACTTCTAAGCCATACTCAACTAAAAGCATTTTTGTAACTGCATCTCCTACTGTAGCGATATCAACTGTTTTAAAGTCTCTTAAGTAAGATACTTTAGCATAGTCAGGATCAACTAATAATAGCGATCTATCTCTACTAAAGTTAGATGGTACAATTTTTAACTCACCAAAGTCTGATGCGTAAATAGAAACAGAAGCCTCTACTGTGTTTGCATCAATCATTTGTCTAGCTGAACTTCTACCTGTGAAACCAGAAATAACTTGCTTGTTAACTGGTCCGCAGATTGCTAGCGAAGGTTCACCGCCATTTTGGAAGCAAGATTGTAAAACTGATTTTAGTAAAGTTTCAGTTAAAGCTCTTGCAGTTCCGTCTGTTGGAGCAGCACCTTCACCAGTAGCAGCACCATTAGTACCTCTTGAGGCATTAGATGTAATCCAAGATTCAAAACCACCAGTTACCCTAGCTGCTGTATTACTACCAGTTGTTCTAGCACCTTTTTGACAAAGAGCTGTTTCCATATCTCTTTTCAAAGCTTTAGCCATAATAGCTAATTGGTGTGCCATTTCTGATCTTTTACCAGCTGGATCACTTGATTCTTGTGAACCTGATACTGTTGCGTCTCTTTTTGAAATCATTGCAACATTAGTTTTTCTAGCTGTTGGAGTAGAAGCAGATGTTGATCCATCTAATCTAAATCCTTCAATTTCACCAGAAGCGTCAACTGTTGGTAGTGATTCTGTTTGCCAATCAAAAACTACGTTCTTGATTGAGTTTTTTCCAATTGATGACATAAAAGGCGTTGCTGTTGGAGAAATGTTATAAATAACATTACTTAATTGTTCTCTATCAGCTTGCGCGTCGTATGTATCAAAGACATTATCTATTTGTGCCATGATATTTTCCTATGTTAAAAGTTTATAATAATTGTTCAAAAACTTTAGCTGCATCTTGCACTTTGCCCGACTTAGCTAATCGTTGTTTTGCTTTCTTTACAGGAGTTACCGTTTTACGTTTGTTTGTAGTACCAGGTCTTGCAACTCTAGCTGGTGCTTTTTGTGTTGGTTTCTTCTTAACAGTTTCAGCGATTTTGTCGCTTAACCATGCTTTTCTTAAACCAAGTAAAGCTCTCCAGTCATATACAGAGTTGATCTCTTCTTGGGTATATCCCAATACATTGGTTGCGTAATTTGCAATTTCAGCTTTTTCTTTACTGGCGACCTCTTGGTTCTGCCATTCTGGAATAACCTCAAGTAGCTTTGCCTGTCCTTCTTCAACTTGTTGTTGAATTAGTTTCTGCTGTTCAGCAAATGACTCCTGTTGAAGTCTTTGTTGTTCAGCTTGGACAGCTTCTAGCTTTTGCTTTTGTTCATCCCAAAGCTGTTTTTCTCTTACGTAACCAACTGGATCATCTTCATATAATCGTTGCCAGTCTGGCTCTTCACCCAAAACGCCCTTTAACTGGGCTTCCATTTTCGGTAACAACTGCGAATAGATCGCATCTCTTTGCGTTAACTCTGCTTGCTGCTGCTCAATAGTCTTACGCTGTTGAGAGAGTTCTTGTGTTTTACGCGTATAATCTTGCTGACGAGAATATCCATTGATGAGTTCCTCTTGCGTGACTTCTACCTCTTGGCCATCTACCTTTACAGTAAATGTTTGAAGTTGCGGAGCTTCCTCTTCAACGTCTGTTTGTTCTTCTTCAACATCTTCGTCATCTTCCAACTCATCTATAATTTCTTGATCTATTTCATCTTCAACAAACTCAGAATCATCTTCAATGACCTCTTCTTCTGCTACATCCTGTTCTTCGACTGCATCTTCAACATTATCCTCTTGGGGTGTTAGTATGCTTTCAAAAACAGACGCAGCTTTATCTGTGTCGCTTTGTAAAGCAGTCGGTTTTCCGTTATTGCTCATAAATACTCCTTATATGTATTTATAAGTATTTTATATCAAGAATGTGTGAAAAGGGAAGTATTAACCAATATTTCTAATTTTCTTTATGTTTGCTTGGGTAAGCTTGCCTTTTTCAGCAATGATACGCAGATGCCTTTCAACCTCTGGTAATAATAGTAAAGACCTGTGTAAGTCTTCTCTGATCTTAACGTCATTGATATCTCTTGAGTTTAACCAATGCGTGATGTATTCGTTTTTTAAATTTTCTACTGCTTCTTTAAAAACATCTGACTCAAGCAATAATCTTGCTTGTTCAGCCTTTACAGCTTCTTCGTGTGTAATTGCCATTATCTAAATAAGTTTATAGGTGGTAATGATATTCTTGATGATGCTCTATCGTATTGTGTTGGTTTCTCTACGCCGATACCAGGTGTTTGTAATAATGATTGTGGCTGTGCCTGTTCTACAGGCATTGCTGGTGTAGATAATAATGATGGAGTTGGTTGTTGCATACTGCCTTCTGCCATAATGTTTGCAATCGGCTGTTGTATAGACATAGGTTGTTGTACCCTAGCCATTGCTTGTTTTTCTATTGGTAAATAGTTTGGCTTTTGTGGCATAAAATAATTACCAGTATATGCCATTGGTGGGGTTTGTTGAAAGTTAGGGATCTCTCCCATTTGACCTAGTCTTGTTTGAAAAGCACCTTTGCTCATATTAACCCGTTATTAATTTATCCATTTTTTCGTCTAGCTTATCTAAACGATCTATGACTCTATCTATGCTGATTGTTAATTCAACTTTAGTTACATAATCTTTTGCAACTTCTTCGCGAGTCTTATTGAGTAGTATATCAACTCTTTTTAATTCTGTCGCGTTTGTTCTAATACCATGAATGATTGGTGCAATTACTAAAGTGATAATAATATTCCAATACATTAATGGATCCATTAATAGCTCCAAATATGTGGTCTAGGTCTACCTTGCGAATCTTTAGATATATCAAGATGTATGAATCTTGCATTACCTTTTTGATTTACACCGATACCAGTAAAACCAAAGTCTCTAGCTTTAGATATAATTTCTAAGGCTTGTTGTCCTCTAACGCCTATATCAGCTGCTAAACCTAAAGCATGTGTACCAGGTTTTGATTTTTTTCTTTCTACAGGATGATCTGCGCTTCTATAACCAGATGTGATTTTAAATGGGAATCCGCACTCTGTTCTTAGTGCTTGTAGTTTGTCTATAAGTTCATGTTCTATTTTATTTTCGCCAGTATGCTTACATGCAAATTCTTCTAACGTAAAATTCTTCCAACTCATTTTGTAACTCCTTTAGTTTTTTCAAATGTTCTAAGTCCACCAAGTCCTAGCATACCCATTAATACAGTCATTAGCGAACCCATGTCAAAAGTTGGTAAGTCAAATGATAGTCCTGCTGCTGATAGTCCGAATATAATAATAGGCTGTAATAAAAAGTGGTACAGCATAGCAATCCCACAAGTCCAACCCACAAAGGGCCTCCAGCCTGCAACGAATAAGGATTTATGTCCAGCTTCAATCTTGTTGATCTCAATCTGTGCCATATTCGCTTTATGTAATTCTGTTTTAAGTTCATGGTTTAGTTTTGCTTGTAAGTCTTTATCTGGCACTAGCTTGCTGACAATGTCACCTACTGGTCCTATTAGTTTATCAATCATCTTTTTTATGTAGTTTTAAAAAATACTCAGCATCTACTAATGCTAACGGTTTTGTTCTGTTTCTTTTAATTATAACCAAAGGTTCGTAATCTTTACAGTTCTCTTGCGATTGTTCGTATGCTTTCCACACATTAACAGCTTCTTGATTTTTACACTCTACTGAATATGGGAATTGTTTGCGAGATTGCACGCCCATGATGATATCTTCACCATTAGAACCCATTGGTCTTGATTCTAAATCTTCTGGATCAAATCCTAGTAGTTCAACAAGTTTGTCTACTACCCATTGTTGCAAAGCTCTCCCTTTGGCTTTTGCAGATGATGGTTTCACTTTTTAGTTTTTTTTACTTTTTTCTTTTTAGGTGGTCTACCCACTTTAGATCCGTATGTTCCTTTACCTCTTGGCATAATTACTCCTTATCAATTGTATAAATAGTTAAAGCTTTTTCTTTTCCTTTAACTTTTATTGGTTTTAATAATTTTAACTTAATTCTAGATTTATTTGCAGTAGATTCACCAATCAATATATCTACGCCAACTTCTTTAGTAGCTGACTCTAATCTTGCAGCTGTATTTACACAATCACCAATAGCAGAATAATCAAACCTAGTATTGCTACCCATGTTACCAATAACAGCAGTTCCTGTATTTATACCTATACCTATAGCTATATCTAAATTTGCTTTACTCATGTCTTCAATTATTTTTATAGCAGCTTGCACAGCTTTTTCTTTATGGTCATCCATAGATATAGGTGCGTTAAATATTGCCATCATTGCATCACCAATATATTTATCTACCATGCCACCGTGTTCTTGTACCGCGTTAGATTGTATGGTCAATGCGTCATTCATAATCTTAGTAACTTCTTCTGGTTCTAACTTCTCACTTAGATTTGTAAAACCTCTAACATCTGTAAATAAAAATGTTGCTTCTTTTTTTTCACCGCCAAGTTTTAATAACTCTGGATTCTTTTGTAATTGTTTAACTTGTCTTGGATCTAAGTAATGCTCAAACTGCTTTTTTATTTGTTGACGTAACTTATATTGTTTTTTGTAGCTTAAATACAAAGCAACTGTAGAAATTAGTATTTGTGAGATAAAAGTCCATGAAAAATCCAACAAAATGCCTTTCTGAACGCTAAAAACGCCTGAGAAGCCCGTGGTGAAGAGTAAAATTATAGCGATACTTATGCCCTTAACTATACTGAGATAATTAATTACAAGCCACGTCAACGACACAAAAATTCCAAAAATCAAAATTTCGGCTGATAAATGCCAGTCAGGAATCTTTGGTGAGTTTTCTATTAAGATTGACTCAGATAATGCTGCTTGTATTTTGTGTGGCTCTAGTAATCCAACTGGAGTTGCTATCTGTGGCATGATACCTGGAGCAGTTACACCAACAAATACAAATTTACCAGCAACATCCATTTCTTGTAAATTGGTTTGTGGTGTGTCTACCCAACTAATCCACTTGCGACCTAAACTGTCGGTAGCAACTGGTGGCAATCCTTTTACCCTAACTTCTTCTATACCAAGATCATTGGTTTTTATTACATAGGTTTTTGCATCTACTAATGCTTTTAATACTTCTGTACCAAACGCGGGTACATATCCATCTGGTGTTCTTAGCAATAATGGTATTCTTCTTACTAAGTTATCTACATCAGTTGGTGCAGTTGCAATACCTTCCTGTGCATAAGTTGTTAATATCTTTATGTTTTGTATGACACCATTTGTAGTCATACCGCCTATATCATCACCGAGTATGACAGTTCCTGTTGTTGGTGGATAATTACCATTAGGATTTTCAAACATTGCTAAAACAGAAGTGCCATACTTTAATGACTCTGCTAAGTAAGCATCACCACCCATACGGTCAGGTTGTGGAAAACCAATAACATAACCAACACCTATAGCACCTTTAGCTATTATCTCTGTGTGTATTTGTCCTAGTCTTTTTCTTGGTAACGGCCAACCGCCTTCATTAGCTATATCCTCTTCTGTAATATTTAAAATAGTAAAGTAACCAGATGGTTGTTGTTTAGGTACTAAATAATCAAATACCTTTAACTTTAATATTTCTGTAGGCGTTGACTGATATAACAAAGGCAACACTAGTATTATAAGTATGATGAATAGTAGTCGTTTCATTAAT